CGTCAGGTCTTGATCTGGCTCAAGGTCTGTATCCGCAATGGCAGAATCAACACGACCCTCACGATAAACCCCTTGCTCTTGAAGAAGCTCAACGCTATGACGACTAACAAACTCATCGATCGCCACGCCGTATGCATCCTCAACCGAGGTAGCAACGGGATCAATCAGGAAGTTCTGCGGCATGATGGGCTTAAGCTTTACAACAGCCCTATCGGTAATGTTTACACCAACCGCCTGAAGATCACCGCCCATAATTGGCTCAGTTGCAGGTGCCATTTCCTTGATTTCCTCAAGGACAATCTCACCGATACCTGTACCAAATACTGCTGAGTTAATCAGACATTCCGCTACAGCTTTGCGAATCTTGCAGGATTCAAAGTCCTCTGCAAGTTTTCGCCGCAAGTACATAGCATCTTGGCGCTGGGCATCAAGGACATCATCGGCAATGTCAAAGAACTTGCCGCGACCAAAGGTAGCCTCTTCTAGTTCTGCAACATTAGACTCAACGGCCTGCTGCAAAGCTGGGGAAATAATTCTGGATCTTTCTGAAGCGCGTTGAGAATCTGAGGGATCCCACTGACCACGCCAAAGCCTGTAATACTCTTCAAACCTTTCTTCGTAGTTTGATTCGTAGTAATCACGCCAGTTTTCGCACTTGGTAATTACCCACTCTTCAAGGGACTGCTGCATTAGCAGGGGGTCTGGACTGTAAATTTCTTCCGCCATTTTAGTATCCCGAGACAATATCTAAGATTTCATGGTCGTCGATTTCGTACTCATAGTCATAAGCTACCTGAGCTAGTTGATCTATATACGCTAATGCGTCCACCAAGTCATCATGTGTTAAAACATCAGGGAACTGAAACAGTTGATCTAGAAAACGATTGTTCCACTCACCCTTGTTAATTTGTATATAACCATTTTCAAAACGACCCTGTAATGCCCACATCACACGATCTGTCTTCTTCTTGTTTCCGTGGGTCAATTCTTCAATCCTAAAAAACTGCCCATACCGCTTCATCAAATCCGTAAGCGGTGACATTACCGCTTGCTTGGCAATGCCTTTTTCTATCCCAACACTGACAGGGCGATAATCCCTGACAGCCTGGAATATCTTCATAGCCGTTTCATTTAGTTCCCAACGACCATAAATAATGTTCTCAACGTGCCAGCCATTCGGGCTAACCTTAGCAACCGCTATAGCTGTTTCGTCCAACTTGGTGTTTTTGGTACGTTTTTTGTTAATGTCTTCAAAACCCGCCAAATCCACCGCAATATAGTAATCACCTTCGTCGGGTGTTTCACCAAATCGAATCCACTCTTCTTTGAACATTTCAGAGCCTCTAGCCTCAAATGAAGCCATAAACTCTTGCCTGAAGGCGTAACTAGACATGGATTTCTTAGCTATGTCAATTTCGCCAGAATCCAGCATCGAATTATCGTAACTGGTGAAGTGCCAAGCCTTATAGGTTTCGTCATCCCCTAGCTCAGCATATTTGTAAAGTTCGTAAAAGTGATTACGGCCCATCGGGGTTCCGATAAACAGCGCCTCACCCTTTTGGTCTGCAAGGGCTGGTCTTAGGATTTGCTCCCAAACTTCAGGTTTCATGTCGGCGTATTCGTCCATAACAAGGAAGCGTAACGACACACCCCGCATGGTTTCGGGCCTATCAGCACCCTTCAGGCTAATGGTGGCACCGTTGACCAGTTTGATTTGAAGATTGTTGATATGTGAGCCAGCAATGACGGGATGACCCAGTTCCATCAGGGTTTGCCACATAATGTCACGGGCTTGCCCCTGGGTAGGGGCTACATAAAAGACATGGCCTTTGTCTGCTTGAAGACCATTGATAATCAACATCCATGCTGCTAGGCGAGACTTTCCTGTTCGTCGCCCAGCCGCAACTACCTTAAAACGTGTTGGATCGGAATATACGTCCTGTTGCCAATCCAATAGCTGTACGTTTAGGTCAGCCATTTAATCCTGACAGTATCTTTGCCAGATCTGGTCATCAAATGTGTATCCATATTGATATGGGACATACGCATCACACCACTCAGGACTTCCAGGTTCCATGCCATCTGTAGGACTTGCCTGAGGATCTACCTCAGAGTTAGGTTTTTTGTGCGTAAAGTACACATTCCCGTTCTTGTAGTCTTTTTTCTGGTACATCTTACGGGCTTTGCTGACATACACATGCTCATCATCCTTAAGCGTATAGGCAGTGCCATCCTCATAATAGATTACCGTCTGCCCGAAAACAGGAATTGCAAGCAAAAACGAAAACAATGCTAACCATTTCATAAATACACTCCTTTAGTGCAAGCTAATTATGGTAGCTACTACTTTTTGTATGGTAGCTACCATTTAATAGACCCAAGCGACTTGTTGGGTGTTCCTAATATCTACATGGATAAAGGTTTTGGCTACCCCGATGCCGGAAAAGCCCATTTCAAAGGCGTAATTAAGCAGAATAAACCGTTCAGCGCCGTTGTTTACCTTAATATCCGCAGCAATGCCTTGGGTATGGGTGCCAGGTTTTTCTTTTTTTGCTTCTATGGAGTGTTTAGGATCGCGATAACCGGACGTAATCGTAAACGGAAAGCCACATTTGGCCCGTAATTCGTCCAAACGATCCAGAAATAAGGGGTTCATTTCGTTGTTGCCGGTTTCTTGGCAGTCAAATTCTTCAATCTTGAAGTATTTCACCAGAATTACCGTCAATAGTTGTGTTATCAGGGGATGACGGGGCTATTTCAGCGCCACCTACCCCCGTAATATTGATTTGGATAGCGGATTTGCCCCCGTTTTGGACAATATCCTTTTCAAATGCGGCTACTGGCAGGATTCGATCCATGACCAGCTTCCATGCCGCCGCCTGATTCTTGTGTTCATCGTCCATTGCGGCATTGAAAATAGAATCTAGGACTTTACGAGACTTGGGGGAAGCCAGCATACGGGCTTTGTATTCGTTGATAATGCCCGCATCACCTTTAGGGCGCCCGATTTTGCCACGACCACCCTTGGAATTGTGCCTTTTCGGGGTTTTAGACGCGATTTCAGCCTTGGTAGGCCCACCACGGCGCTTAGGAGGTTCGTTGTTGTCGCCAGAATCAAGCATCATCTACTTCCGAATCAGTATCTTTTGCTAATTCTAGCAATTCTCGCAAAGAATGAGCTATGTCCGCAAGATGCTCAGCTATTTCTTCCAGCACACCTAGATCAGACATAGCGTTAGGGGTTAGTGAGTACTTACACCTACGGCGTACGGCTTATAACTAAGCCTACATACCCATCATAATGACGGAATACCCACCCATTTTATTCTCAGTTTCTTCAGGGGTAGCCTTAGGATCATGCATCGTAGGGATGCCAGCGTCCTGCATGGCCTTGATTTTGGCCTTGGACTTCTCGCACATCGAATAATAATCAATAGAACGATACTCAACCGTATGCTCAGGTCTGCCTTCCATAATCATCTCCTTTTAAAATTACATATATAGTTTAGCCCGCCTTTCCCTCCCTATCCTATACAAGTATTCCGCAATTGCAATACCCTCAGTTTCGGCTTTTTTTGTATGGGGGTGGGTACAATAATAATAACGACGCAGCTACCCCCCTCCCCCGCCCATGTTACTTGTTCGGAACAAGGAAGATACTTGCTTGCGACAAGTAAGTTGTTAGTAAGTACTAACTAACAGGATACTTGTTCGTGACAAGTAAGTTACTTGTTGGCAACAAGGAAGTTTGAGATGTGGAAATGTGAGTGTCGGTATGGCACCCCCAATACCCAATCTCACTAACAATCGATATTCCAAAGAGCTCTAGCCAGCCAGGCTTTGATGCCATTCGGATCTAGCCAAAATCGCATAAGAACGCTGCCTTGATATAGCGAATCGGTATCAGATATTGCTTGCACTATATATATGTATAGACAACAATCTTTGGCGAAGTTTACAAACATTCAACGAAAGGGGAAAAGTAATATGAGACACTTTGAAAATTCGCGGTTCCGAGATTACGACAACCGCACCGCGTTTCTGGAATTAGCCAAATCTCTGGAATATGAGGGATTTGATGACGTTACTTATGGCAATGACGTTTGCCCGTCTGTTGCGTTTGGACATTACAAAGAGGCACATATTGAGTTGAAAGTATTTGTTGATTATGCCGATCCAGCGCAACGCGAGAGCGAAGGCGACATTTTTACAATCGTCATTACAAGCGATCATCCCGAAATCAGAGAGGAGTTTGTTGCTTCAACAGATAGCCTTAAACGCGCAATAGATTACGCCAAAACAGCAAAAACAAGTTTGGTGGCGAAATTAGAGGCTCTACGGAATCTTGAAACCAACAAAGAGGGTTACTTATGAACAAAGAAACATTGCTTTCGCTATCAGTTACTGACGCGAAGTCTGCGGAGATATTCGTGCATCACTTATGCTCTGCGGGTTTGGTTTATCACTTTGATGACGACGCGCGGGGCAGCCTGCCACAGATAGCAGATGACGCGGAGTTGGTTGCACATATTCAAACGCAAATCGATAACGCGATGGCGCTAAATGATTGCGACCCGCTTGACTTCGTTTGCTTTGATGTTGAGGGCATGACTCCGGTTGCGTTTGGCATCGATGGTTGGGATGACTCGCAAATGGTGCGCGGGTTCGATGACCCTGATACATCACGTTGGAATGGTTGGTTTCAGCCTTGGGTTTCAAAGCATAACGCGGAGTTGATTCTGCAAACCATACTTAACGCCACTGAGGACGCGCAAGACCGTACTGAATTGGCGACATATCTAACCCCATTGATTGACCCTGAACTGACATCATTTAATCGGGTCAATATCGGTTGGGGTTTCTGTTGGTTAACTGAAGGGGAGTGAAGCTAATGAAAAAGACAATTGTTACCTCTGATGGCTATACGTTCTTTATCGATGGTGCCGGTCGGGTTGTTGATAATCAGAATCCGGCTCACGTTGATTTGTCGTGGAATAACCTTGAGCATTTCATTTATGACACGGGGCATTTTGACCTGACGGTTGACTTTGGCTCCGTCGCTAATGACATGGTTTGCACTGCGCGTTTTGAAGTCAATAACAATGTCACTTACGAAAATGGCAATTTAGACGGCTTCATTAATGAAGATGGCGAATGGGTCGCGGATTACGATGTAGTGGTTTGGGCTTGGATAGCCAATGAAGAGTCATCGGTCTGTGATGAGGCTAACGCGGTTCACGGTATCAAGAACCCTGATGAGTTATCGGGTTGGATTGAATCAATCATCAACGAAATGGCAGAGGATTACCAAGCCGGTGATTGGGTTGCTAAATATGTTGGGGAGGAAATCTAATGCAAACCATCATTGTGCAACCAAAGTATGGCGAACAATCCGAACGCTTTATATGTGATATTGAGGGCAGCAATGCCGCATGGCACCTGACCATCACATTGTCCGCGCCAGGTTGTGCCTGGAATCGAGACGGTATGACATTGCATCAGGGCGAATATAAAAGCCGGTTTTCTGTCCTGCGCGAAATCATTTCATGGCGTGATAACGCCTGCTAAACCCACCGATATCCATCGCCCGCACCGGATGACGCCGCGCGGGCTTTGTGGGTAGTAACACCAACACATTGAAAGGGGAAACCTATGTACGAATATGAAAACGAAACCGAAACATGGCTATTAGAAAGGAGAGAGGAAGCATATCAGGATTACCTTGCGAACTGCGTGGATAATCCCCCGCTTAGCTTCGAGGAATGGTCAAACTCCTCTAATTAAACCAACCCAGACCCATAACCCCTGTCCGGTACGGCCGCAGGGGTTTTTGGGTGCAAGACCACCACATTGGAAGGGGAATAAGATGGCAGTAGTTCGATATTGTTTGGTTATTGTGGCAGTGCTGGCTCTTTTTTTGGGGTTTGCACTATTTTCTTTGGCTTTGTTTAGCGGATCTGTAACCCAGATTGCTGATGCGCTTTGCATCATTTTTGCGGGTATTGCCTCCGCGCAAATTGAAGAGTTTATTTAAAGAAGGGGAATAAGTAATGAGAGATTGTGAAGAATATACTTACAACATCCCAACATGGGCTTTGTGTTATATCGAATACGGCGATGCTGATGGTCTAAGCGATGACGACATCGCGGATGTGGACGCCTTTATACAGTCGTTGCCTAACGGTGAAGGCGGGCGGGTTTTATGTTTTGACTGCTTAGATGACCCCAGTTTTATGCACTCAAACGATATAAACATGATGGGTGCGGATTGCGTAAAGGGCGTTTTAACTGTTTTCAACACTCACTAGGGTGCTTCATGTAATGCCCCTCTATTTGGGGGGTATTGCGGGAATTATCCCAACAACTAACAAGGGGAACGAACGATGACCACGTTAACGAAAGACCAAAAGCAACATTTTACCAAGCGCGTTGATATTGGCGGCACACCTTGCAAGATGACCGTGCAAGTGCGATTCGATGACGAATGCGGTAACGGACATAACACATTCGCGATTACCGCAGACATACGCGGGCTCCATATTGATATGGGCGGATGCTTGCACGATGAGATCCGCGAACATTTTCCAGAGCTCGCGCATCTGATCCGATGGCACTTGGTTTCAACTGATGGCCCTATGCACTACATCGCAAACACTATTTACTTTGCCAGCGCAACGGATTGGAAGGGCGATCCCCAAACTCCAGACCTTGAAGCCGCCAGACGCGCTGCAAACTGGCCCGATGCCACGCTTGAGCAGTTGCAGAGCAAAGAGGCGTTGACCGCTAGGCTCGATAGCCTGCTGGCAGAGTTCCGCGAAGCGGTAGAGTCTGCTGGATTTCAGTGGTAAACATTGGTAAACTTTTAAAACATCAAAGAAAGGGAGTAAGTTATGTCAAATCTTGACCTAAAATTTGTGTCATCTGCCTGCCCCGAGCTTACTCAGTCGGAGTGCGAGGCGTTGCTATCCCATGCGCGAGACATTACGCGAAGCGATAACGATATATATCCGCATATGCTCCGCTGTATTTCGCGCAGTTTATTTCCGGATATTGATCGCCGACATGAGGCGTCACCGTTAGCGCCGGAGGATATCGCCAAGCTAAACGTATTTAGAATGGCGGAGGCAATAGCCTCTCTGGAGGCTGCTCAGAAATGGCTTAGCAAGGTACGCAACCCATCCGATACTGTCGGCATGGCAATTCGCGACATCGGCATGATCGCCGATCAACTAGAAGGGGTGAAGCAATGAATACCGGATTGTCTTTAGTTTCTGAAATGCTAGAACGGCGCGACCGCTTAAAGGCCCAGCATTTAGACGCGCTGAAAAAGCTACAAACAGCGTATGAGGAAAACAATTACTCAGACCAAGCCCATTACCGTGGGCTTGAAACTGGCCTTGATATGGCCTTACTGCACATTGAGTTTCTGTTGGATCTGGCAAAAGCGGAGGGTTTGTAATGGGAATCTCTACACTTTACGACCGCGTTCACACGTTCGACTGCGAATTGGACGCGGATTTCATCACCCTAGACTGTCAGGTTTCTTACCGTATAAATGCCGGTGACGGTGACGCGGAACCGCAAACCTTTGAGCTTGTGAAGGTAACCACTCGCATTGCTGGCGCTTCGCTCCCACTAAATATCACGGATGAAATCAATTTTGATTACATCATGGATCTGATAGAAGACGACGCTGGGAACGCAGATTATCATTGGTCAGATCACGTCGATATGTAACGATTTGAATAACTATGCAGACAACAACGAAAACTATGTTAATCTTCAATTGTCTAGGGCACCCCTTTATAGCCCGTTGGCAGGTAGCGGCGCACCTGTAGACACAACGCCGAAATCCTAGCGGCACACTCCGCCGTGAGTTTGAGCCAGTTGGCAGCGTCCTGGTGGATGAAATCGCTGCTCCTACCTACTAGGCATTGCCAGCCAAAATGTACAGAGAAATACCCGAAACGATGATCAGGGGCAGTAGCCATTCCGGTACATCGGACAGCCAACTACCCCGATCGCCACTCACTCTGAAACCGTGACGCTAGTGGGGAACTCGTCAATCAGAGTTTCAATATTTTCCATTGCCTGAGCGGCGCTAATTGTCTCGCAGCCAGTATCAGCGGTCGAATCCACATGAATCCTTTCCACCATGGGTTTGTTCTTAGCGTCCATTCGGTATGGGATATTGTTGGCATCCAGAACGCGGCACAGTTTAGGTGCGGTGTAAGCCTTGAACATATCTCCAAGCTCGCGCCAGTAAACGTATTTGTCAGACATAAAAGCTCCTTAAAAAAAGCCCAGCTTGGGGGCTGGGCAAGGATGCCATCACCGGAGTTGGGTGAGGACGGTTAATGTTACCAAGGAATGTCATCATCTGCCTTGGTTTCGGGTTTAGATTCTTG